TTCTTACACGTATCTGAAAAACTTTGTACAACTGTGTTTTGACTTAGTGCAAGCAGGTGCAAGTATTCAGATTTCACAAGACTATTCTTCGATGGTAAACTTTGCACGATGCAAGTGCCTAGGGGCAAATGTACTTCGAGGACCTGACCAACTGCCGTGGGATGGCAAGTTGAAGTATGACTATCAGTTGTGGATTGATAGTGATATTGTATTCAACAGTGAGAAGTTCTGGCAGTTGATTCTAATGGATAAGGATATTGCTGCTGGTTGGTATTGCACCGAAGACGGTCAAACAACTTCTGTTGCACACTGGTTGGATGAGGATGACTTCCGTGGAAACGGTGGAGTCATGAACCATGAAACACTTGAGAGTATCTCAAAGCGTCGCAAACCATTTACTGTTGACTATACAGGGTTTGGATGGTTGCTTATTAAGAATGGAGTCTTTGAGCATGATGAGATCAAGTATCCTTGGTTTGCTCCGAAGATGCAAGTCTTTGAGTCTGGTGAGGTTCAAGATATGTGTGGAGAAGATGTGTCTTTCTGTTTAGATGCAAAGGAAGCAGGGTTTGAAATCTGGTGCGACCCTCGTATTAGAGTTGGTCACGAAAAGACAAGAGTTATTTAATTTGAATGGCTAACGTACCTTCACAAGGAGAACTTTACAATGTTTATTGTAAAGGGAAAAGGATATACTCCCATTTGACAGAGGAAGAGTATTTCAATATAATGGAGGACCTGTCGATAGAGTATTATCAGACAGGCTCTCCACGACCTGATGAACTAAACACTGAGATTATTAAGGAGAATCATTATGGCTATGCGTAAGGGTGGCGGTTATGTTGAAGGAGCGCCGAAAAAAACTCGTCAGGGGCGAGGCATGAATACGAAGTATGCCGCAACTTCTCGCAATAAAGCGAAGAAAAAGTATCGCGGTCAAGGTAAGGGTTAAATAAGACAGTCACCTAAGTAAGAATGAGTTGTCTTATCACCAACCTACCCACGACAAAGGTATGGGTTCGTAAAGAATATCTTTGCGATCATAAGGATGGTTTTGGTGAATTCGTTGAGGGCGTTTGGGTATGTGCAAAAAGCATACCTGGACGCGCTTTTTATTTTGAAACTTACTTACCAGAGTATGCGGCAATGTATGATAAGTTGCCCATAAGCGCGTTTCTCTCGTCACAGAGACACCAGACCCCGACCTAGACCTACCGAACTTACAGTTTTGGAACTGTATGGACTATCACGTCACAACGGTCTGTAAGCAGATCGTTGCATCAATGGAATGGGAGGTACGTACACGTCATTTTGGGTCTATTAAGGGTGAATACATCTGTACTCTTGATAACTATCATGGTTCGATAGATGAAATTGACTGTTCTACTAGTGAAATACCTGATGAACACAAGTCATTTAACCTAATTGCCCTTGATAATGGTCAGTTTGCCTTGTATCCAAACAACAGATGTAGGGTTTATGACATCTCAATGACACCACAGGAAGCGAAAACACCTGATTTTAAGGTTTCTACTGAGTGGTATCAGGTTGAGAATGGTGTGAAATGGGGTAGACTTGGTGATTGTCACGATTATTTCTGGACAACACCCGAAGAACGGGAAAATAAATAGCGTTAAGGGATAGCAACCCCTCTAAAAGTTCTGATTTTTCACAAATCAGGAGCTAAAATGGGACAATCACCTGTCGATAGGAACAGAGATTACATGAGAGAGATGTGGGGAACCACTCATCTTGCCTCAGATTATGGTTCAATGAAGCAAGTTGACGTTTATAAGGAAAAAGCAGAGTTCATTCAAGAGATTATGGACTATGAAAAGACTCATGACCTGAAAAAACAGTCACAATTGCATGAAAAAATCCGTAATGACGACGATTATGATGACTGGGACTACGGAACTGAACCATCTTATGGAAATCCTTGGTAATACCTATAAATAATCCAAGAAAATTACCATCCAAATGGCAGTCTCTCGCGTATCACGGGCATTTAAGGACATTAACTTGTCTTTTGAGCCCCATCCTGTGACAAAAGACCTGCCAATTCTTAGAAATGAGAACGCAATTCGTCGTTCAGTTAGAAATTTAGTCGAAACTATCCCAACAGAGCGGTTTTTTAACTCTCTGTTGGGTTCTGAGGTACGTTCCAGTCTGTTTGAGTTCGTTGATTATGGAACGGCATCCATTATTGAGGACCAAATTCTAACAACTATTGAAAACTTTGAACCAAGAGTTGCAAATGTACAGGTAGAAGTCGAACCTTTACCTGATGACAACACTTTTAACGTAACTGTTATCTTCGATATTATTGGACAAGATTTTCCAACACAAGAGTTTACGTTTATACTAGAGGCAACCAGATAAAATGCCTTTTACAAAATTTACAAACCTAGATTTTGACCAGATAAAGACTTCGATCAAGGATTATCTTCGTGCAAACTCCGACTTTACGGACTTTGACTTTGAAGGATCGAACTTTTCTGTCTTAATCGACACCCTAGCGTACAATACTTACATTACAGCATTCAACTCGAACATGGTTGACAACGAATCCTTCTTGGATTCGGCAACTGTAAGAGAAAATGTTGTATCGTTAGCAAGAAATATAGGATACACACCACGTTCCAGAACCGCTGCAAGAGCGCAGGTATCGATAAGTGTACCAACCACCTCTACAAGCAGTACACTCACCTTACAGGCGGGTCTGGTGTGCGTTGGAAGTGCGAATGAGTCAACATATACCTTCTCTATTCCTGAAAATATCACAACAACCATAAACTCTGGTGTTGCGACATTTAACCCCATTCACATTTACCAAGGAACCTTCCTCACAAAGCAGTTTGTTGTTGATGGTTCATTGGATCAAAGGTTTATTCTTGAAAACTCCTTCATTGACACTGCAACCATGGTTGTTTATGTCAAGGGACCATCTGATACTGGTTTAGGTAGAGAGTTTTCTAAGGTTGATAATATTATTAACGTAACTTCGAAGTCAGAAGTCTATCTCCTCCAAGAAGTTCAGGACGAAAAATACGAACTTCTCTTTGGTGATGGTGTTATTGGTAAGAAGTTAGAGAACGATAGTGTTATTACCGTTACCTATATCATCACTGATGGTAAGGAAGGCAATGGACCATCGCAGTTCTCCTTCTCAGGTAACGTTAGAGACGCTTCTAATGCACCTGTTATTCCCTCGGGTGGTGTTACAGTCACTACATTACAGAACGCTGCTAATGGCGGTGATATTGAACCTGTATCATCTATCAAGTACTTTGCTCCTAGGATATACTCTGCACAAAACAGAGCGGTTACAGCAAGGGACTATGAGGCAATCATTCAGCAGATATATCCAAACACAGAGTCTGTATCTGTTGTCGGTGGAGAAGAGTTGAACCCACCACAGTTTGGTAAGGTTGTTATTAGCATCAAACCTAAGAACGGTGACTATGTTTCCGACTTCGACAAGCAAAACATCTTGACGAAGTTGAAGCAATATTCATTGAGTGGTATCAACCAAGAGATCATCGACCTCAAAGTTCTCTATGTTGAACTTGATTCTTACATTTACTACAACTCACCACAGGTAACAAATGTAGATGACCTGAAAACTTCGGTCGTTACCTCATTGAATACCTATGCATCATCCGTAGACTTGAATAAGTTTGGTGGAAGATTCAAGTATAGTAAGGCATTACAAGTCATTGACAATGTAAGCACTTCTATTACATCAAACATTACCAGAGTCAAGATACGCAGAAACATGAAGGCACTGTTGAATCAGTTTGCCCAATATGAACTGTGCTTTGGTAACAGGTTCCACATCAAACCAGAAGGAAGAAACATCAAGAGCACTGGGTTTACCATCTCTGGAAACAGCAACACACTCTATTTCACTGACGTTCCAAACAAAAACCCAGATGGTTCGTTAGATGCAAGTGGTAAAGGAGTTCTCTCCATCGTTCAGAAGTCAATCGACGGTTCTTATAGAGTCATAGTTTCCTCTTGTGGCGTTGTTGACTACTACAACGGTGAGATTACTATCCAAACTTTAAACATCACATCAACAGTCAAAGAGAACAGCATTATTGAGATTCAAGCATTCCCAGAATCCAATGACGTTGTTGGTCTCAGCGATCTATATTTGAGTTTCAGCATCCCAGATAGTACCATAAATATGGTGAAAGATGTCATCACTTCTGGTGAAGATATTTCTGGTGTAACATTTGTAAGAGACTACTATACATCAAGCTACTCTAACGGAGAACTAGAGAGGAAATAGAATATGATCGAGACTGGTTTTGACAGCCGCGTAAAAATTCAACAGATAGTACAAAATCAAATACCTGAATTTTTACTCTCAGAGTCTCCCAAGGCATCGGAGTTTTTAAAGCAATATTATATTTCTCAAGAGTACCAAGGTGGTCCTATTGATGTTGCTGAGAATTTAGATCAGTATATCAAAGTTGATAACCTCTCACAGGAGGTTATTGCAGGTAGAACAACACTGGAATCAAGTATTACCGATTCTTCTGATGTTGTTAGTGTTACTAGCACCAAAGGTTTCCCCCAACAGTATGGTCTGTTGAAGATTGATGATGAAATTATCACCTATACTGGGGTCACAACCAACACATTCACTGGTTGTGTTCGTGGTTTTAGTGGTATTTCATCCTACCATAGCACAAATAACCCACAAGAACTAATATTCTCCACTAGTTCTGCTGCCTCTCACACTTCTGGAAAGGATGTTCAGAACCTGAGTTCTCTGTTTTTACAGGAATTCTATAAGAAAATTAAATATACCTTCGTTCCTGGTCTTGAAAATGTAAGTTTCACACCAGAACTGAACGTAAGTACCTTCATAAAAGAAGCAAGAAGTCTATATCAATCGAAAGGAACGGAAGAATCATTCAAAATTCTGTTCAAAGTTCTTTTCAATGAGGAAGTTCGGGTCATTGACCTTGAAAATTATCTCCTAAAACCT